ATGGCCTATCTGATGCAGGATCGTAACAACACCTTTTACTTGAGAATTGTTCTTAACAAGGCTCAGCAAGCCCAATTCGGCAGGAAGGAGTACAGACGATCCCTCAGTACGAAATCGAAGAGGGACGCCAACAGAAAGCTTCCAGAAGCGTACATGGAGGCTATGCAGTACCTATCCTGTGCAGCCATGCCAAGGGGAGAGCACCAACCACCTGTAAAAGCGTCTCAGAAGCCCCTTTTAAGTGGGATTTTTAAGGCGTATAAGCGCAATCTGACTCTGATGGGATACCAAGGAAGGACTGTAGAAGGGAAAGATCCTGTCCTTAATTTGCTATTTAAAACTATTGGAGACAAGCCGGTAGACAGTTACACGAGGGACGATGTACGTCTCTTGGGGGATACTCTGTTAAAGCTACCAAAAAGGTTTCAGAGGCAGCTATCGAAGGGGCTATCTGTTAAGCAAATCATTAGGCTCAACAAGGTTGGTGAAACAATATCCACCATCACATTCAATAACTACATGGCGATGTACATTGCTGTATTCAATTACGCTATCAAAGAAGGGTATATTGAAAACAATCCCTTCAGGAAAACACGGATACACCAGAAAAGGTTAAAGTCATCTTATAGGGATGTATTCAACCCTGATGATCTACACAAGATATTCTCTTACGTTGAAGGTGATCTTGATGTAGGTGATAGGAAGTACAGGGATGAGTCCAAGAACCTAATACGTGCTGATAGATATTGGTTAACCTACTTGGCATATTATACTTCAGCAAGGCTTAATGAGGTTGCACAGCTATACAAAAATGACATCTATCAAGTTGATGGTGTTTGGTGTATTCATATTCGTGCAGGCAACAAGTATCAAAGGATCAAGAATCTTAATAGTGAAAGGTTGATGCCTCTACACGAAGACTTGATAAAGCTGGGGTTTATCGAATATGTGAATCAACAAGAGGGTCATATATTCCCCATGCTCAATTACACGGAAGGGCATGGTTATGGTACACAAGTATCATCTTGGTTTACTAAGACGCTTAGAAAGCTTGGTATAAGCAATGGTAGAAACCTTTCAATGCACTCGTTTAGGCATACTGGTGCTAATGCTTTGAAACAAGAAGGTGTAGAATCTCATCTTATCTCAGCACTACTAGGGCACTCTACAGGCACCATATCACTAGATAGATATGGGAAATCCCTATCACCTTTGTCTCTGGTAGAGACTGTTAAGAAAATACCTTCAGTGCTTGATGATTGAACACGATAGGTAGAGGTTATTCTAAAGGTGCTGTTAAGATGCTGTCGCTAGACACGATAGTTAACATGATGCTTTAGAGCTTGAAAGGTTATTTTCGAGTGGGGAGGGATGGATGATATAATCCCCTCCCTTCTTTTCAGTGTTGCTGGTGTACTGTGCTTATCTTCTTTGTAAGGAATTGCTTACAGCAAGTAAGTTACAAAACATTAAGCAGTATCCACCAATGTTGTTGAGAACCTTTATCACATGATAAAGATAATTAAGTATTGACAGGTAAGGAATTAGAGTGGTATAATATTAATATAAGCTATTCTTTTATCTAAAAGCAGTAAAGATAAATAAGACTTGACAAATCAAGCAAATCATGTTCAAATAAGACCATAGAGTACAGGAATTTATTATTAAGCCTCATCACCGGATTGGTCTGTTTAAGATCAAGGTCCGGGATTTTCTGTGTCCAGCCCACTGGGAATGATAAATGTTATCAAAGGAGGTGTCTAACAAAATAGTTTGTACGCAATCTTAAAGATCAGCTCTTTTATAAAAGAGGCTGTTTGAAGCCTTAAACCTCTGAAAGCCCCGTGTCATGCGGGTTTCAGCTAAATTTATACATGTAAAAAATTACATATGGAGAAAACAGTGGCCTAACAGGAGGTGTCAAAATTGAATTGGAAAGGAAAGCAAAGTGTCAGTTATCGGACTATGGATGATGATTTACTCCGCTTTATTATCGGTATGCCTAAAGGGGCAGGTAATCTACTAGTGGAATTGTTGCAATCAGTAGATAAAAACGATAACTGCTTACAAGTAAGTCTATCAAGCATCATAAAAGAAAATGGTTGGGATCAAGGGAACACCAGTAGACACCTATCGAAGCTCAAGAGAGAAGGTGTGGTAAAGGATGTCTTCGATATTCATGGTGTTAAGCGGTTGATGATCAACCCAGCTCTTGTCTGGTCAACAAGACGTGACAAGCTAAGATTTGCTGTATTGATGTATGAAACTGGATCACATGAAAAAGCTGTAGAGCATAAGCGATTTGAAGATAGCTTAGTAGCTCATATTGATCCTAAGACTGGTGAGATCACAGGTAATTATCAAGACCGCGAAGAGTCTTTAATTAAAGCTCTAGCGGCTGCAATAGGTTCAGGTTGCGAAGAACCAGCATAACCCCTCCCTAAGTAAGTCCAGTCAGCACAGACTGTAATTATAAAACAAAATGCTTATCTTTGAGCGCATTCTATTTGCCAGCACTGCCCATGTGTACGGGAGTTTTGTCGGTGATCTGGATGTGCCTCTTAGAGTGCGTTCAAAAATAGGAGTAGTACACAATGACAAAGAAAGCACAAAATGGCCGTAGTCTTAAACTTAACCTTGAAAATGTTTCTACAAAGAACCTCGTTGAGATATGCGACCTCACTTATGAGCAAGCGGAACGTATAATCAACACTCGTCGTGTTCTTAAAGTCCAGGGTGATGACGATACAAATCCTCAGATTGATGCCCGTAGGCTTTGGGTGAAGATCGGGAGGCCGTATAAGAGGTTTAGGGATTGGGCGGAAAGCTATATTAAGCCTGAACTTGATGAAAATACTTTCGCGGAAAAAAGCGCTAAAGGTCAGATTGAAATATTCTTTGAAGAGACAAAAGGTCGCCCCAGAAATAATTACCTACTCTCAAGGCGTGTTGCTGCAAAACTAGCAATGCAGGCTAACACCAAAGAAGGGGATCAAATTCGAGAGTACTTCCTTGATGTTGAAAAGATCGTCATGAAGCTTTGGAAGGTTCGTGTTATCCGCTCTGAAAGTCTTTCTGCCCATGATAAAGCCATTTACCGTGCCGTGGTATCTGGCGATGGCGGCAACAGAGATCGTGCCGAGAAGGCCCAAAAAGACATTAGGAACATGGTCCCCGAGGTTCTGAGTGGTAAGGGTGCTTCGTGGTGGAGAGAAGAATTCGGTAAGGGTATTCGAGACGTTCTTGATAATGAAGACCTGATTATTTATGACAAAGCTATAGAATTATCTGCAAACCTTATCAAAGGCGGCATGAGAAGCAAAAAACAGATCCGAGAGATTGTCGAGGCTAACCATGGTGGTTCTATCAGAGTAAACAAGTATTTGGATAATACATAAAAGGGGGTTAGTAGCCCTCATTAAAATTGACTTAGAAGTGGGGGCACTCATGAATTCAGAAGAAGCATACGAGAAGTATAGGAAAGAATATAGAGCCGGATGGTATCAGCGGAACAAAAAGAAACAGAACTTTCTTAAATGGATAAGACTTAATCCACAGTTAAAAAATGTCCCAGATGTATACGACCTTTACTCAGAACATGGTGGGGCGAAAGCTAAAAAGATAATTATGAATCGCTTGATTGGCGGTTAAAAAGAATTTGAGAGAGCGGGCTATTGTAAATGGTGCCTTCTTTCAATACCAAGAATCTTTTAATTAAAAGCCAGAACGGTTCTTGGGGCGAAGTGTTAACCCCATAAGAATGGGCAGGTTAGCATTTCTGCTGGGCAATATATTTAAGTAATCCTTTCGTGCGTCTCCGACATTACCTTTTCCTTTTAGGTAGTGAGCTTGGTTAGGATGTATGTTGCCCATCTCTTCCTTATTAAAGAATCTATCCAGATAGGCTTTATAGCCTTAAAAGAACTCACATCGCCTTAGGCAGCGGTCGTTGAGTAGGCATGGTGGTGTTCCGATGATCGTTCCTCCAGACGTAGGGCACCACTTTTTAAGAGCCAATCTGGATGGGTTTACCCCATCACAATAAATCTAATAACCAATGGAGAACTATGTTATGCCTAAAAACGCTGCCAACGATGCGAAAAGAAATATCTATATCACTCGCCAACAGAGCCTGCAACTGGGGTTGTCTTTCTATATCGGTGAGAAACCCTGTAAAGGATGCGGTTATAAAAAGCCAGTCCGCTATGTTCAGTCTTGCAACTGCGTAAATTGCCAATCAATGCGATACAAAGGGGAGGGGTGATCATGACAGCACTTCCCAAATTCAGCTATGAAGAGCTTCCTACTCAGGTTCCTGGCTATCTGAATAACGCATTCGATATTTACAAAGACGAATCCCTTCCAATGGGAGTATATGAGGACAACGGTACTTATTACGCTGTAATTTTTCATGGGGAATATAACGAACCACGCTTTGAGCAGCCTTTTGATTGTCCTTACTTGGCTCACAAGCACTGGCAAGCGTATTACTGCCAATCCATGCGCCAAGCTCTCATGTATTACAGCCTCTCTGATCTCTATAACGAAAAACTCGCTAAAGGTATTCGGCTTATGATTCAAGCCATCGAGGAAGATTTTAACAATGACAGGGAGAGCGTTTTCTAATGACACAGAAGCGAGGAAGACCACCTAACAAGCCTTATAGCAAGCTTTCGGAAATCCCTCCCCACGTATTTAAGAACCGCATCCTTACTGATCCCGTTTCTGAAGACCTTCGGGATTACCTCAGGTACATGATAGAGAATCATCCTGATGACCTTTTATACCTCTATAAACACAGCCAAAAGTATATCAACCACGGTGGTGCTTGGGGAATGCCGTTCGATAGGTGGAGAAAGCAGCTTACTAATAACTTACAAAAATACGAAAAGGAAGATAGTTCATGACAAAGTATTCAAAACAATATTCTTACCCTGTCGAGATTCATAACAGCATTCAAGCGATGGGGAAAGATGATCTAAGAATTGAAAATCAGTTCAAAACCTACCGATCCATGCTTGAAGACAGCGTTATCAGTGGCTCAGTATCATTTATCAAATCTGTGCTGAATCGACCTTTCTACCTGAAGCCTCATATCAGAGCAACCAAGAAAGAGAAGGAAGTAGTAGAGGCCCTAAACAAATCCCTGAAGAACCTTGAGCCTTACAACTTCAACAGGACGATGAACAATATATTGTCCTTGGTGGAGTACGGTACAAGCCTTCAGGAAGTCACCTTTGAGCGAAAGAACGGCTATCAGGTATTCAAGACCCTTTCACCTATCAGTCTTCAGTCAGTCAATAAGTATTTGTACGACCGTGGTGAGCTGAAGAAGCTTGTTCTAAACACTCCTGATAACGATGGTCTGATTCAGAATTTAGCAACCGCCCCGAAAGAGGTTGATGGTTCAAAGGTGCTTGCTTTTCAGTTCCAAGCTGACCCGGACAACCCCCTTGGGAAGTCCTTGCTTCGGGGATGTTATTCAACATGGCGTGAGAAGAGTACATATCGAGAGCTTGGCTTGGTGGGCGCCAGTAAAAGCCTCGCTGGCGTCATGAAGGTTGAAATCCCGCAAGAGTACCTACAAGCGTACTTCTCAGAACCTCAGAGCGATCAAGCCATCCTGGTAGACAATCTTATCAAACAGGCAGAATTGATGGGACAGGGCAGGTCTTCCTTCGTATGCCTGCCCAGCGACACGACAGATGGTAATAGCAAACTCTTTAACGTTGAGCCTATCAAGGGTGTTGACCGTCAGGGCTATGATCTAGAGACCTCTATCAGCCGTTGCAATCGCGAGCTATTCCAATGTTTGCAGGCAAGCGTGCTTTCCTTGGGGCAAGATAATTCAGGTTCCGGTTCATATGGCCTTAGCTCAACGAAATCTGTCCTTCTAGAGAACTTCCTTCGTGGTGTCCATAGCATCATTGCAGCGGAATTTATGAAGGCTGTGAAGCTTGCTTTTAGCCTCAATGGCCTTACTGATGAACGCCTCCCTGAAATCCTCTTTGAAGACATTTCAGAGCCTTCCTTTGAAGAGTTCGTTGAAGGTATGAAGGCACTTGGTATGTCTGGCTTTGTGGAGCCTACTGGTGAACTCAATCGTTGGATTCTTGAAAAGGTTAACGCTCCTTCTGCTGCTGCTGGTAGTGGCGTCACAGGGGATGTTGTAAGGAGCATTCGAGAACAACAGCAACAGGAGGGCGCTAACAATGACACCTGAAGAACAAGTAAGGCTTAACATCGGTGATACGGATACTGATGAGCAATACCTTGAAGACTCTGTTATTACCTTCCTTCTTACAGAAAATGGCAACAACGTTCTAGATGCTTCTATTGCAGCCCTTGAGGTGATCATTAATCAGGTTGCTTTACAGCCTTCACGCTGGGAAATCGGTGATGCCAGTGAGACGAGGGCAAGTGTTGAGCAGCTAGAGAATCGTCTTCAAGAGCTTATCAATAGAAGAAACGCTCAAAAATATACGGCTATTCCAATCATCCTGAACACTGACCGTAAGGATTGGAACGACCTTGACAAGATTTTCAACTAATAAATAGGGGGTCTGATGGGCATTTTTGAGAAGCTTAGGCAAGCTCGTAAGCCTAAAGAAAAAGAAGCACCGAAAGAGGAAGAGAATAAGGAAGTTATTTCAGAGAAAGAGCTTAACGAGAAACTGAAAAGCTTTCTGTATGACGACGACCTTGTTGCTGAATATATTCACATCTTCCGAAAGCTCTATGAGGTTCCAGAGTTCAAAGACGTAATGGAAATCATCGAGGCTAAGGAACATGAATTAAATGCGGTCAATGATTCCCAAGAGTATTTCAAGCAGGAATCAGAGATCGAAGTAAAGCCTTCAGAAAATGAAGCTGAAGAAAATGATGGTGAAGACTATCTGATGACAATTCTAAATGAACGATATGGAGAGTAATTCCAATGACTAAAATTAACACTATTGGCCCGAAGGGCGATACCTTCCTGGTACATGCCAACGACTACGATATTCAGTTTGATGCAGTGAACGTTACTGTTGCTGGTTCTGCTGGCGATATTCTGGAAAGTGCCTCTGCTCAAGTATCCAGTACCTCAACAGAGGTAATCGGCATCCTGGCTGAAGAGACCGATGGGACCGCTGGCCCAGTTCGTGTGATGACCCGTGGCAATCCTTCAAGCGTCGATCATCAAAAACTCAATTACAACGATGCTGTACAGGCTGACGTTCAAGGTTGGCTTGAAGGCGTGGGCATCGTGGTAGTGAACAAGTAACAATTCATAACAATATAAGGATAAAATATCATGCTGGTAGATAACGACAAGATTATGGATCGCACAGACGCGATCAACAAGATTCCCGCCAAACCTTCCCTGATCGGCTCTATGGGCTTCTTCCAAACCCGTACCGTGAATAGCGACTATATTACCTTCGACGTTCGTGAAGGGGCGCTGAAGGTTCTGAACGACAAGAAGCGTAGTACCGCTGACAAGAACACCTCTGATGATAAATCTTTTGATCAGCACGTTCTGAAGATTCCCCATTATCCGATGGAAGATACCATCACCCGTGATCAGCTTGGCGGTATCCGTGCATTTGATTCTGAGTCTGAAAAGACCGTTGCCGCTGCCGTTGCGGAAGTGCTGGGTGATCATTCAGAGATGGTTGATTATCACCATGAGTACCAACAAGCCAAGATGTTGTTCAATGCTCAGCTTGTTACCTCCAATTTCGGCACCTATGACCTTACCTCAGAGCTTGGCGTTTCTCAGGGCACCAAGACCCTTGCCCATGCTGCCGATGGGGATACCCTGGCACTGTTCCGTCAGATGCAGCGAGAAGCCAAGAGCGGCCTTGTGAGCGGTTCTGCTCGTGGTTTCGTTCTGTTCGCAGGTGATGACCTGTATGAATGGCTGCTTGGAAATCCTGACTTTGAACGTGCTATGCAGATGAACGCTTGGGGCGGTACTAATCCGCTGCTGGGTGAAATCGGTGAGGTTGCGGCAGGCTATCAAGCCTTCAATTTCGGAAGCACCACCATCGTTAACTATTCCGATAGCTTTACCCTGCCGGACGGTTCTAGCGATTCTATCCTCGCTGCTGGTGAAGGTCTGTTTGTTCCGCGCTCTCGCCTTGGTCGTATGTTCTTCGGTCCTGAGAACACCCTTACCGGCCTGTCTCAAGGTGGTCAGCGTGCTTTCTCTCGTCAGGTTCGTGATGACCGTGATCGTTTTATCTCTGTTGAGACTGAAACCAACAGCCTGCCGATCCTCGAAAGCGTGGCAAGCTCGATCAAAGTTGATTTCACCCCGTAAATATAAGGCTTACTAAATACTATTAAGCACCTATAGAGGGCTGGCTGGCAATCGCTGGTCAGCCTTTTTTATTGCCAAAAATAAAGCAGGAGATAATAAATGGCAGCTACAAAGCAGAATAGGGGGAATGCCAAGGAAAGAGATTTCACCTTCCATCACGATCAAGAAACCCTTTTTGAAGAGGTTGAGATATTCGCTCCACTGAGTAAGAAGCAAGAGCTTTATCTTCAGGATGAAACCAACGACATAATCCTATGGGGTGGTGCTGCATCCTCTGGAAAGTCGCACCTATCACTTTTAAAACTAATGATCGACTGTATAGAAGACAAGAATTACAACAGTCTTCTTCTTCGTGAATCCCTTGTTCAGATCAAAGCCCCTGGCTCAATCTGGGAAGAGGGGTGCCGCATGTTTGATAATGTCGGGGCATCCTCCAATCAGGTTAACAATCAATGGCGCTTCCCTAACGGTTCATTCGTTAAATGTCATTACCTCAAGGCTAATCAGAATGACTTTCAAGGTTCACAGATTCATTCGGCCTTGATTGATGAAGCAGCACAGATTAAGAACATTGATGATATTTGGTATATCACTTCAAGGCTTCGTGGTAAGGGATCTAAAAGGAAACAACTTAGAATGACCTGTAACCCTGACAGGAATTCTCCGCTTTGTAAGTGGCTTGTTGATGGTGGTTATCTCTTAGAGGATGGTCTCCCGAATCCTGAGATGGATGGTGTGACTACCTACCTCCTACAGATTCAAGGCGAATTTCAGTTCTTTAAATCCCGTAAAGAGATTGAAGAGGTATACGGTAAGAACGCTGCTAAGGGTGCTTATTCCTTCGTATATTATGCTGCAAACGTCTATGACAATCCGGCAGTGGTGAAAGATCAGCCTGAATACATCTTCAAGCTTGAGAACATGAAACGCCTTGAAAGGGAACGTTTGTTGCTTGGCAACTGGTTTGCTTCAAATAGCGGGGCAGGGCATTTCAATCGTGAAGATATTAAAGAGATCGAGCCTTCAGAAGTCCCTTTAGGTTTGCCCACTGTTAGAAGCTGGGATTTAGCAGCGTCAAAGCCTGATCCTGAGAAGGGTGGTAGGTACGCTGATCCTGATTGGACAAGGGGAACACTTTGCTCATACGACAGGGAGACAGGCAGCTTTTATATACTTGGCATGAAGTCAATACGGGAACGTTCTGCACTGGTAGATAACCTGATGATGAAGACAGCCCGTGAGGATGGTCAGGAAGTATATACAACCATTCCTCAAGATTCCGGTGCTGCGGGGAAATCGGTTGCTGAACAGAAACGTACCAAGCTTCTTTCACAAGGCAATAAGCCGATCATCACCAAGGCACGAAAGAGCAAGCTTGCAAGGGCTGAGAACTTTCTTATTGCTTGCCAGTCTGGAAACGTCTTCATCGTCAAAGGGGCTTTCTCAGATTCCAATTATGCAGAGCTTGAGAACTTCGATGGTGATAAGAATAACGGCCACCATGATGATGTTATGGATACTTTGGCCGATGCTTGGGAAACACTCGTAAACGGTCGCCTCATTCCTACCATCAAGCTATCCAAGAGCAATCCTCGCCTTAACAATCTCTTTGGTAAAACCCTTCTTTCATAAGGAATAAATACAATGCCAAATAAGTCATTCTATAGAACCATGGTGGCTTTCTATGCTTCCTATGGTGGTTATGTAAACGGTCGTTATGAAGAAATCGTTACTGATCCTCTCTTTAAAAAGGTAAATATCCAGCCTTTCAAAGATGGTGAGATGCTGACCTTCAGTGAATCCACCACCTATTACACCAAGGGTTATAAGAAGATTTACTTTAGACCTCCTTTGGACTTCCCTGAGACTCCTCCCGAGGATGCTGAAATTATCATCTTCTACGATGGTGACTTTTATCAGATTCAAGGAGACATGGATTTTACAAGTCCGGGGCGTGGCCCAAAGCATATGAAGATGTTGGCTGTGAAGTATGCGGCTGGTACAGAGCCGGATATTACAGAGCCCACTTTTCCATAATAATAAGAGGTAATTAATGTGAGTATTAAAATAGGTTCTCTCTATAGCGAGCTTGGGTTTCGCGTAGATTTCAAAAAGCTCCGTCAATATGAAAAGAAACTACAGCAAGTTAACCGCAATCTTAATGAGTCTGGTAGGAGGTTTCAAAAGCAGCTTCAGAGCAACAATAAGAGTACCCTTCAAGGCTTCAGTGCCATCGAGAAAAGAGTAAACAAGCACCGTGGTCAGCTTTGGCAGATGCGTAATGATTATCGGCGCATTAACCAAGAATTCCATCGTGGCAATATCTCTCATGAGCGCCGTTCTCGAATGCTTAGGGAGATTACCCACCAGTATTCAGAGCAGAAAAGGCATATCCGTGGGATCAATAAGGAGCATTCGCGTAGCACTCTAGGTAGAGTTCAATCTACAGCAAGGGCTCTTAATCAGCCTGTTAAAGGCTCTGGTGGCGTTTCTGCTGGTGGTCATTACAAGGCAGGTGCTACCGCTGGTATTGCCTCAAGGCTTGTTCATCCCGCTGCCATGGGTGCTGCTGCCCTTGCTGGCGGTTCCTTCATGTCGAACCAACAGTATCAGCGTTTTGAAAGCGTGAGATCAGGCTTCACAGCTTTGGAGGGATCGACTCAGGCAGCTAATGAAAGGCTTAGAGAACTCGCCAGCATGGCTAACTACTTCGGGCAAAGGTTCATGCCACTGGCAGAAGGTTACAAGTCCCTTGCCAATAACCTGAAGGGTAGTGCTATCGAAGATGAGGCTATGAAGATTTACACGGGTCTTCAGGCTTACGGTACTGCTATGGGTCTGAATCAACATGACTTGGCAGGTATCCAACTTGCTATCGGACAAATCGCTGCTGCTGGTAGGGTACAAGGCGATGAATTGAACCAGTTGGCAGAGCGGGGTATCTCAAGAAACCTTCTGGCTGATGCTATGGGGATTTCCCTTGAAGAGTTCATGAAGCGTCAGGGCTCTCAAGAGGGTATCCAAGCAGAGAACATCCTTCCTGCACTTGGTACGCTATTTATGAATAGAGCCAATGTCGGTGGTGCCCTGGAACAGCGTAGACAGTCTACCCAGGCAGAGCAGAATAGGGCAGTGAACAATGCCACCTTTGCTAACATTGTTGCTAACCAATCTGGTATCAATGCTTACTTCAAAGACTTCTATCAAGGTCTTCAAGAAATGCTTAAGGCAGCATCACCAATCTTTGAGGAGATAGGCGAAGCCTTCAAAGGAATTTCAAAGCCTACAAGGGAGTCTCTAAGCGCGTTTGGTAATGTCCTTGGTAGCATCGGTAACGTCTTTGATTCTATGGATGGTGTGAAAGTCTCTACTGGTGTCGTTACTCTGGCGTATGTTCTGAATAACCTTGCAGAGTTTATCAATGACGTAGCCGATACGATTGATCTAATCAGAAGTGATAGCTCTTGGAGAGATAAGCTTTCAGGAATTAGCACCATGCTAGTGAACCAGTTTGAACGGATTGCAGAAACCTTTATCAATGCTGTTATCAGTAAGGTGAACATCCTCCTTCCCAAAGCCATGGAACTATCCTCTGTTAACTTCCAAAGTAATCGTATCCATACGCCTACAGTAGATATTAGTGGTGTACAGGCGTTGCTAGGTGGCGTTAATGAATCCATCAATAGAGTGAACAGGGAAGCTATTGCACCGCTCCTGAACTCTCAAGGTGGTATTAGTGATCCTACAGCATTGCCTTTCGGGCCAGTCACCAATAGGAACGGACAGCCTTACACGACTGTTAATCAGAATAATACAATGACCTTTAATATTGATGGTTCAAAGCAGCCTGATGAAATCCTTGGAGCGATTGAAGATCATATTAATGGCATGTTGCGTAGTGCAAGTATGAACGACAGTGCTGGGGAGAAGTGAAATGATTCAAAAGATTACCCTTGCATTGTTACTCATTCTTAGCGTTTCTTTTGTAAGCCATGTATATCTTGAAGAACCCAAGGAAGAACCTGTTCTAGTGACTCATTGGAAACAAAGCGATCAATTGGTGATTGAACAAGATATTGAATACCTTAAGAAGCGTGTTACAGCCTTGGAAGTCCATTCTAATATCAGCACTGACTACCTTGATGAATAACTACCTGTTGGTTGATTATTGACCACCTTTGTAGTTGGTAGTTTATTGGTGAGTGCTGCATAGTCTCGTTGTATAGTAAATAAGGATAGTTTTACATAGTGCCATGGAAGGTGACTATATAATGCTGTTGGGTTTGCCCCTCAAAAAGTCCTGCTAATTCCCTTCATAAATCCTTCAATCTCTATAGTCTCAAGTAATCCAGCTTCGATTATCTATCAATAATTACAATGAATATTTCATGCCTATATCTTGGTGAATCACTGCCAGTAACCTATCAAATCTTCATACTGCTGTTTGAAATTCATGATTATTAGTTCTTATCTTGAGTTTTTTAGCGTCACTTTCAACGGTAGTTGAGAGCTTTCCTTCATAGGTTTTTAGAGTTGTCAATATATATAGATTATGGAAATTAGTTTTGATAGGGGGCATCGTGCGGGGTAGTCCCTCCTAATGTCTTGAATAGATCGTTTAATCACTGCAAAGCATCATTAGGGTTTTCTGCTATGCTGTAGTTTTCATGTATAAATACGGAGGTTTAGCAGTGACTTATCAAGAATTAAAAATTAGTCAGATGGTTGGCCATTATACTAGAGATGAAAAGTATAATCAGGTAAGGGGGGTTTATTTAAAGGTTGTTGAGGCCTTGGAGATGAAGGCCAATCTCAATAATTTCTTTTTGATAGTTTCAGGTGATGACAAAGAGATAGGTTTGCCTGAGGCTTTTTTAAAGTTTGCTGACTGTTTGGCCGAAGATTGCTCAGAAGAGTCTTTTCAAAAGGCTATAGCTTATTATTGGGTGTCAATGGATTTTAATTACCTATTGGTGCGTGATTATCCAGATAATGTATATGACGCTTTGGTTTCTCTAAAAAAGAGGCGTGAGGTTTTATTTGACGGTTATGCTGATGCTAGTGCGGAAACGGCATGGTTGGCATATGTTGAGGCTAAAACAGATGAGCTAATGCCTATTCTGATGAAAGGTAGAGGGGGCTCCAATTATAACAACGGGTTCATTATGAGAAATAAGAAGCCCGATCCTCTTCCTTGCTTTGATGATTTTGCTCGGCAAGCACTATTCCAAATCCTGCGTTACCGTAGTTTGAGCGATGCCTTAAAAAAATAATAGGGGGGTATATGCGTAGAGGATTACTATTCGGAGGGCTCTTAGTAGTGTCCTCTACAGTTATTGCAATGGATTATAGCCATCCAGAAGCACCGAGCAACATGACTGAATGCGTTGAGTATGCAAATAACGTCGTAAGTCTTGTTGAGAAGATGCAAGAGAGTGAAATTCCTAGGGATATATCTCGTGAAAGATATGAGGAGAATCTATCAGAGAAGATTGTTCAGATTGCTCATGAGAATGGCACTGAAGATAAGTTAAATGATGAGACCCTTGAAAGGGTGGTTGAGTATTTAATGTTGACTCATTGGGATGCCTACAACTGGTATAAAAGCACTCAGTATGGTGTTCAGCCAGAGGTGATCTATCAAACAGCTTGGGCAGATTGTGATATTGGTGTTGCCGATCAAGAACAGAAAGAGCTTATGGAGCAGCTAGAGGGCATGAGGTCTGAGTAACTGGATAGCAGGTGGTACAAAAGGTGGTACAAAATAGAGATTTCTAATGGAGGAATAGCAAGGATTGATGCTGTGCAAGGAATGCCAAGCCAACACCAATCCTTTTGCTATAATGCCTATCTGAGGACTGTGAAAATCCTTTCTTATCAATACCTTGTTCAGCGCTTCTTGAGCTGGTCACGCAGCGCCGTCGGAACCTTCTTGATGATCAGCCGCTCCTGCTGCGCATCGTACTCGACGCTGTCGCCCAGCAGGTGCGAGTCGAAGCTGATTGACACCCCGCCAGCGCGCCCCGTGAAGCGGCGAAACTGGTTAAGGGCGCGCTTGTCTGGCGGGATCTCCGGTGACAGGCCGTAATCCTGCTGACGGATGTGATCATAGAAGGCCTTGGGTTGCTGCTCGTCGACCAGTTCCGAGAGCTCATCCAGAGTGATGGGCTCGCCACGGCTCGCCTGGTCGCTGGCATAGTCGATGACGGCATCAGTCTTCTCGCGGCTCTGTTCCTCGGAAAGGTCTTCCTGCTCGACATAGTCGCTGAATGCCTTGAGCAGAGTGCGCGTCTCGCTCGAGGCGTCGACGCCCTCCTGTGCCCCGAGCAGGGCTGCGAAGTCATCGGCCAGCTTCTTTCCGCCGCGATCACGCAGGAAGGAGAGATACTGGCGCGACGGTGAGCCCTCCTGCCATTGGGTCAGATTAATGCGCGCGGCAAGCGAGGGCTGAGTCAGGTTGAGCTGATTGACGGTCACGACGTTCTGGTCGTCATCAAGGCCAAAACCCTGGCGCTGATGCAAGAGCGCAAGCGAGAGATATTCGGTGTCGCCCTGGCGATCATGGGCGATGAGCAAATGCCCGCCCAGCGGCAGGTGGTCATCAACAAGCGCTTTGACGCCCTCGGCGAGCTCTCGGGAGAACGTCACGAAGTCCTGGTCACCTGCCAGCAAGGAGGAAAGGCGCGGGGCGAAGTCGCCGACGTCATCGCCCTCGGCGAAGCGGCCCCACGTCTTGCTCTTGCCGTGGAAGGCCTTGTTGAAGCCGGCCAGCAACTCGCTCATGGTGGGGGAGTCACCCATGGCCGCGGTGGCGGGCGTGAGGGTCGCCGGGGTGTCGCTGCCGGCCTTGTCGATGGTGTGAACGATGCTTTGAAGAATCGGCATGAAGGACCCTTGGCTCGTGCATGGGGCGCCGATGATACCGCATGATCGCCCTTGGCTGGTCCTTTCAGTGGAGGTCGGTTGTCGAGAGGAGCGCTCAGGCCAGGAGTCCCTTGCCGATCAGGTTGAGGCTCGCCAGCAGCAAAATGCCATAGGCAGCGCGACGTAAGGTCTGATCGCTTAACGGGGGTGGCAAACGTCTGGCGAATTCAGTGCTGGCGGCCACGACACAGGCTCCCGGAACCTGTCAACCTGATTCGGACAGCTCGTTAAAAATTAATGTCGATTTCGTCGCGGTGTCGATTGCCACCGATAGTGTCGGGAAGTTCACCACGCTGTAGGGGGCCGGGTCGTCGTCATCGGG